CAGCCCGAAACCATTTGTGGGCCGCCCATGACAGCCAAGATCATCCAGCTCCGAGACTTCAAGCGCCGTGAGGAACGCGAGGCGGCAGACGTGAGGCTGGCGAAGCAGGTGATGGGGCTCGACACGGCACCGTGCGAGCTGCCTCAGGTCTGGCCGGATTTCTATCACGCTCCCGATCAGGACCCCGCATGAACTTCGGCATCAGCCCGGCCTTCGAGGAGATCGACTTGATGGTCCGGAACATTGAGCACGGGGCGATGATTGCGGCGGGGGTTATCGCTCTGGCCTGGATCGCGTGTGAGTGGAGGGGTGCGTGAGCCTGTATCAGCTGGCGATATTGGAGAACATCGTAACGCTGCTGGTGATCGCTGCGATTATTGTTGGCGTTTACGCCTTTGGAGGTGGGGGTTACGGCTTTTGGGCCTTGGTCCTGATGGTGAACTTGAATTCCGTTAGCGCCAAGCTGAAGGACAAAGAATGACCTCCATCGTCACCGACTTCAAGTCGATCGCCCGCAAGCTCCACCGCCAAGAGCAGAAAGCCGACTTCGAGGCGAAGAACCCGAAGGAAGAGCAGAGCGCCTATGAGGCTAGCACCGGAATGTGGGGCTGGCCGTATGGCCTTGCCTCATCGATTGTCGCTGTGGCCATGTACGAGGGCGGCGAGTGGATGCCAGTCGATCAGGCGCCTGAGGGCTCGGCGGCGCATGCCGTGAAGTTTGCGGACGGGTCGGAATGGGACGAAATCAACGGCTGGCGCAAACCAACGCTCAAGTCTCTCGCGCATCCCGAGTGGCCGTACCAAGGCACTGGCTTTGAGTGGGCCAAGTTCGTCAAGGTCAAGATCTAAACCGTTCAACCGTTCAACAGTTTGAGGAATTTAATATGGCCGGCAGACCTCCCGGCTCCCAGAACAAGGACAAGCCGTTTCGCGATGCTCTCAGGATGGAGATCGCGGCAGCTCAAGACGAGAACGATTTCAGGTCTTTGCGGAAGATCGCCGCTGCGCTCCTGAAGGCTGCGGCTGATGGTGATGTGCAGGCTGTGAAGGAAGTGGCCGACCGCATGGACGGCAAGGTGACGCAGACCATCGGCGGCGATGAGGAATCTGGCCCGATCACCATCACATGGCTCAAATCGTAATCCCTTACGAGCCGCGCCCGCAGTTCAAGGCGTACCACGACCGAACAGAACGTTTCTCCAAGATTGTCGCCCATCGCCGCTTCGGCAAGACGGTTGGCTGCATCAATGAGCTGATCAAGGCAGCGTTGACCAATGGTCGTCAGTTCCCGCCGCCACGTTATTCGTACATTGCGCCGACTTATACGCAGGCGAAGGACGTTGCGTGGTCGTACCTGAAGCACTTCAGCGCGCCGATACCGGGCACTGAGATCAGCGAGTCTGAGCTTAGGCTGACCTACCCGAACGGGGCCAGCATCCGCCTCTACGGCGCCGACAACTACGACCGGATGCGCGGTCTCTACAACGACGGCGTGACGATCGATGAGCCGGCGCAGATGGACCCGAGGGCTTGGCCTGAAGTGATCCGGCCGACCCTATCCGACTACAACGGTTGGGGCACGTTTATCGGCACTCCGAAGGGCCGTGATTGGTTCTATAAGATCGACAGGGACGAGAGCGGGGCCGAGCAGCCTGGCTGGTTCAGGGCCGTCCTGAAGGCGTCTGAGACGGGCATCATCCCGCCGGCCGAGCTCGAGAGCCTGAAGGCTGGGCTGACGGACGAGCAATACGCTCAGGAGTTCGAGTGCAGCTTTGAGGCTGCTGTTATCGGCGCCTATTACGGCAAGCTGATGCAGGCGGCGGATACGGACGGGCGCATTGCAGGGGTGCCACATGAGCCTACTACTCACGTCTATACGGCCTGGGATCTTGGTATCAGGGATTCGACGGCTATCTGGTTTGCGCAAGTCGTCGGCCGAGAGATCCGCATTATCGACTACTACGAAGGAACCGGCGTTGACCTTGGTCATTACGCGCGGGAACTATTACGTCGAGATTTTCTGTACGCGGGCCATATCGTCCCCCACGACGCTCAAGCTAAAGAGCTGGGAACGGGCAAAAGCCGCCTGGAAGTTCTGGAAAGCCTTGGGCTGAAGAACATCACAGTGGCGCCGATGCACCGGGTTGAGGACGGCATCAACGCTGTCCGCACGATCATTCCGCGCTGCTGGTTCGACGCCAAGAAGTGTGCTCGCGGCATTGATGCTCTGAAGCTCTACCGCGCTGAGTTCGACGATAAATTGCAGGCGCTGAAGCCGCGGCCGGTCCATGACTGGACGAGCCACGCGGCGGACGCATTCCGCTACCTCTCAATGACATTGGACACCAGGATCGTGAACACGGGCTTCAACCGCCAGATCAATTACCCGAGGTTTGGCGTTGCCTAAGATCGGCACGTCCACGCTCAAGGCCATGCTGGCGGCCGAGCGATCGAATGCGCTTGCCGCGGTCGAGGCCTCAAAGCTCTCGGCCGAGCGCTCCGATGCGATGGATTATTACCTTGGCGACATGACCAAGGACATGCCGGCGGCCGATGGGCGGTCAAAGGCGGTCTCGACCGATGTTGCCGACACGATCGAGGGCCTGATGCCCCAGCTCATGGACATCTTCGCCGGCTCTGACGAGGTTGTCCGGTTCGAGCCGGTTGGGCCGGAGGACGAGGAGGCCGCGCAGCAGGAAACCGACTACGTGAACCACGTGTTCATGCAGCAGAATCCCGGTTTTATGACCCTGTACTCCTTCGTCAAGGACGCACTGCTCTCCAAGGTCGGCATCGTCAAGGTTTGGTGGGAAGAGAAGGACATCGAGGAGCGCGAGACCTATTACGACCTGACTGAGGAGCAGTTCGCCATGCTTGCGCAGCAGGTCGCCGCCTCGAATGGCGCGCTTGAGATCGTGGAGCACACGGCCAGGCCGATGGGAGAGCCGGCATAATGGCCGTTCCCGCTCTCCCCATGGTGCATGACGTCACTCTGCTCAGCACCAAGAAGCATGCCCAGGTCAAGGTCATGGGCGTGCCCCCGGAGGAGTTCGGCATCGAGCGCGGGGCGCGGACGCTCAAGGACTGCAACTATTGCTTTCATGAGCTGCCACGCTCGGTTGGTGAGCTGATCGCGCAGGGCTATGACGAGGACCAGGTCAAGGCCATCGCATCATCCTCGATCAGCGACTCTGAGCAGCTCTCTCGCGATACCGTCGATGAGCAGGAGCCAGAACGCGATAGCCTGAACGAGATGGCGCGGCAGGTTCGCGTCACCGAGCACTACATCCGGATGGACTACGAGGGCAACGGCAAGCCCTGCATCTATCGGGTGACGACGGCCGGCGAGGGTGGGGCGATCCTCACGCGCGAGGGCAAGGAAGACATCGAGCGGGTGGACGAATACCCGTTTGCCGGCGCCTCTCCTGTGCCGCAGCCGCATCGGTTCTTTGGCCGGTCCGTGGCGGACCTGGTCATGGACATTCAGCGTATCAAGACCGCGCTTGTGCGTGGCATGCTGGATAACCTGTATCTGCACAACAATCCTCGCGTTGAGGTGGCGGAAGCCAATGCCGGTCCTAACACTCTGGATGATCTACTGGTCAGCAGGCCAGGTGGCGTTGTCCGCACTAAGACTGCCGGCGGACTTAACTGGCAGGTAGTCCCCGACATCACATCGAGCGTTTATCCCGCGCTCCAGTACATGGACGCGACGCGGGAGATGCGGACGGGCGTCAATAACCAGTCCCAGGGCATCGACGCCAACGCCTTGCAGAACCAGAGCGCGACGGCTGTTGCGCAGGTGTTCTCGGCCTCCCAGATGCGGACCAAGCTGATTGCTCGCATCCTGGCCGAGGGCGTGCGCGATATGTTTGCGCTGCTCCATGGCACGATCAGGAAGCACGGCCAGCAGGCCCAGACGGTTCGTCTGCGCAATTCGTGGGTTCAGGTTGACCCGCGCAATTGGAAGACCCGCAACGACCTGACCATCAACGTCGGGCTTGGCTCGGGTGGCAAGGCGCAGCAGTTTGCGCAGACCATGGCACTGGCCAACTTCCAGAAGGAGTTGCTGCTGGGCGGCAAGACGCATCTGGTTGGCGATGACAAGCTGTTCAACACGGCGTCGGAACTGACCAAGATCATGGGGCACAAGAACCCCGACAAGTTCTTTGACGACCCGAGCGCGAAAGACCCGCAGACCGGTCAATTGCTGCACCCTGCTCAGCCGCCTCAGCCGCCGGAGTCAGTACAGGTCGCGCAGATCAAGGCGCAGACGGATAAGGAAAAGATGGGCGTGCAGGCCCAGCTTGATCAGCAGGCCGACGAGCGGAAGGCCCAGATCGAGGCTGTGCAGGCTGAAGCCGATATGGCGACCGAGCAGCAGCGACTGCAGGCTGAACTGGCGATCGCCCAGCAGAAGTTTGAGCTCGAGCGTGAACTGAAGCTGATGGACTTCCAACTCAAGCGCGAGATGCACCAGCAGGATATGGCTCAAAGGGCCGAACAGCACCGCCAGCAGATGGAGGCGGGCGTGTTCAAGGTTGCAGCCGGCGCTGAGGCACATGATCAGAAGATGGAGCAGATGAAGAACGCTCCGAAGAAGGGCGGCGAATGAGCGAAGAAGCCCTCACCAAGGCCGTATCGCGGGCCACCAGAGCGCAAAAGCTGGTTGAGGACGAATTGCTCGCCGAGGCGTTCACCTCGCTGGAAACGGCTTATATCGCGGCCTGGCGGGCAACCACGATCGAGGACGTTT